CAGTGGGTGCTGATGTTATCGACAAGATAGCCAAATTGGGTAGTCGTGGGATGTGCCACGTTCCAGCGGTCATAGCACCAGATACACTCGGTTGCGTTCCATATGTTCTCATCCACAACTGTAGAGGAAAGCATGAACCAGACGGGCATAGACAGCACAGTTGATGCAGCGCCATCAAACACAAATGTGTGACGCGGCAGGTGAACGATCAGGTGCTGGTGCGCCCGGTCAATCTTTTCCTCGATGTAGGATATACTCAACTCGGCTTCAGTATATTCCTGCAAGACTTCTTCAATCTCGCGGGTGGAAATCTTCTGCGCGTTGCCATTGGCCCCAAGATAGATTGCTGGTGCCTCATTCCGCCCACCACCGATAAATGCAATGGCATCCATGAACACACAGCAGGCAAAAGTTCCGACTGTGCCTTTTTGGATTTGCGCACCACTGATCCGTTGGAACGGAAAGTTAGCCGTGCCTACGTTGTCAAACACCTCGATGGTGTGGCGGTTCAGCGCATAGATTTCGTTCCGCAGTTTTAAGATGGCTTTGATCGGATCTGGATCAGCTTCAGACGAACCATATTTCAGCGGGTTCACTGCAAACGGATTGTTCAATTCTGTGATGACAAGAAACTCTCCGTCTGTGGTCATATAGTAACCATCGACCCAAACCACATCGAGAACCGTTCCAAGGTCTGGGTCGGTCACTTGTGTCAAGGTCGTGCCATCATACATATACAGCCGCCCGCCCGATGCGATAGCCAGATAGGTGAAGCCGTAGTCAAACGTAACGCGGCCACCTACTCCAACATCGCCAATCACGGTCACAACATTAGCCGACGAAATGGAAACCAGCTTGGTCCCCATCACGCGGTAAAGTTCGCCATTCCAGTTAATAGCGCCGCGACTAATGCCGGGGCCAGTGCCTAGTGCAACAATCCCTTCGCCGGGCCGCAGATAGCCTTTTGAGATCCCCTGCTCCTTTGGCACTGGAACCATGTTTTTCGGATATGATGTCCGAAAGTTTGGCGATCCGTCTGCGTAGATGCCCGACAAAATTGGGATTTGCATCAACTACCTCAGAAGTTGATGTTGAGTTTGAAGTATTCTAGGCGCATCAGGTTGTTTGCCGTGGCAGGCTGTGCCGTGATTGCAAACACTAGATCGGTGGTTGCATCTGCCGACACAACAACAACTGCGCCCGTAGACAGGCCATGACCGACTGATGTTGTTGCGTTGGTGATGATCGCCGATGAGCCACGGTTAACTAAGTTCTTCTGAACCGACACGCTTGCGTTGCTTGCAAGTGCTGCCGACAGAATAGACGTTCCCGCCAAAGTCATGCCAAGCGTTTTGACGGTGGCATTGTTCGTCATTGAGAACAGCGCGTCGATTTCCATTCCGCCGCCGATGCCCATAGAAAATGCGGGGATGGTCACAGATGCCAGCGTGACAACTGTGTTTGCCACAGCAACAGTCGGAGTGCCAAGACCCAAGACGTAGGGATAGTTGATGGTGATCTTGACGCCAGTTGTGTCAGCATCCAGCGCGGTGACAGCGTAAAGGCCATTGACGCCAGTGCCTGTTGCCCAAGTCACATAGACGCTTGCGCCGACAGCGATTGCCGCTGTCAAGCCATGCGCACCAGCGCTAACAAGACGAACAAGGCCAGCATCGGTTTCGTAGGTCAGCGTTGCGAATGTTGCAGCGGGTTCGACTAGACCAACACCAACAACGTTTTCGCTAACCAAACTCGGGAAACTGCGCAGCACTGGGGAAAGGCCAACGTCATATTCAACCGTCGAATAATAGTTGGTGATCGTTGCGATGCGGTCGCCCGTGTATGGGCCAAAACTCTGGGCGCGATTGGTCAGCGCAACCAGCGTGTTGTTGACGCTCACAAACGATTGTTGATTGCCAGTGCTGCCAACACTTAGGGTCTGGCCGACCGGGATGATGACATCTGTCGCGGTAGAGACTGACGCAGGATAGATGAACGTGGACATTTTGCTTTCCTTTACATTATATGCCACGCACTTGTGGCTGTGTCATATTAAGATGGCGTCACAGCGTTTGTGCCATCTGCGTCTACCCAAGTCGATGCAGCAAGCGCACCAGTTGCCACCTTGATTTTCGAGTTAGTGGTATCCCAGACCATCTTGCCAGCAGCTTTGCCAGTGGTGTTAATCGCGTTGGCAATGGAAGCGATGGTAGCCGCTGAGACATTCTGCAAAACATCTGTTGATGTAATCGTCGGGTTTCCCGCAACGCCATCGCCATCCGCAATGCTGATGCCAGCGCCGGCAGTGATGGTTCGCACGGATGCTGTTCCAGACCCAGTGCGGGCAATCATGCCGTTTGTGGACAGACCAGCCAAAGCGCCCAGATCGGCATCGTATGCCTGCACATCCACGCCAACCTCGGTGTCCATAGCCTGCTGCGCAGCATTCGCCGTGGCGGCAATGAATACTGCCCCACCAACTGCCCCTGCCCCTAGATTGGTGCGGGCGTTAGCGGCTGTGGATGCCCCAGTGCCGCCATCTGCAATAGCAAGGTCTGTGATACCCGTAATCGAGCCGCCTGTAATAGCCACGCTTGCCGCAGCCTGCGTTGCAATCGTCCCGAGGCCCAAGGTCGCTCGAGCCGTTGCAGCGTCAGGATCGTTAAGCAGGGTCAGAGCAAACGCGGTCGCGCTCAGGAAGTTCTGGTTTTCGGGATACCAAGAGTTGGTAACTGCATCGTAGCGCAGAGTGAAGGCAGTGTTGGCCGCAGCGGATGTCGGCGCACCAACCACAGCAGCGCCAGACACCGAAACCGTAAGCGCCGTGATAGCTTGGGTCGTGACAACTGAAACCATTGACAGGTCTGCAACACCAGTGGGGAGAACAATCGTTCCGGCTGCAAATGCGTTGGTTGGGTTCAACACCAGCCATGTGTTCGCAGCCGTAATCGCCACCGTAAATCCCGTTGCGCTGGGAGCAGAGTATTGGCTTAGGCTGATGTCAACAGGCAGATCAATCGTGCCAGCGATGTAGTCTGACACAAGCGTCAGGGAAGCCTTTCGCGTGTCTCCGTTGTCTTGCGCCCAGACGGCTAGAAGATCGCCGCCTTGCAATGTCGAAGTTGAGGAAAGCTGATTGATGTTAGCCATGATTCACTCCAGATCAAGAATGCCATCAGAGCCAACCGTCAAAGGATCGGTAGGCTGACGCAAATAGGGGTTGTTGTAGTAGCGCCAGCCCTTGTTGCCAGCACCCGATGGAACGGTTTGATTGCCAATCTGCATTTCAATCGGCAGCGCCGACCGACCAAGCAACTGGTTGTAAGCATACTTTGCAGCGGCCTTGGTCTCTGGGCTGACGGTCTTGCCGTAGCCACTGGAGATCCGAATAGCCAAATTCAAATACATGGCTTCCAGAGCCATGTCGGTCACGCCTGTCACTTCGTCCAGATCACTGCCGCCGGGCGACGAAGGCAGCGGATACCCGATGCGAATGCCCTTGCCGTTCCATGTCGCCATCATCATGTCCAACTGGCGAAGCGCATTGTCAAGCTGCTGCGGTTGCAGGTCGAACACATAATCGGCCATGCCAATTTCGGCAAACGCTTGGTTGACGATATCGCGCTTCGTGTATGCCATGTTATTCCTCGACCTTTGGCTTGCGGCCACGCTTTGGTTTATCGCTGGCTTCAGTCGTTGTCAGCGCCCAGCCCTCGGCCACACACGCAGCAACGTCAGCTTCTTCAACAACGATATAATCAAAATCGCCACCATGAAACTTGTGCGGCCCCGGCGATTTGTAGAGCATCACAGTCATGCCATTTTCCTCTTGGGCGCTTTTGATGGCTTGCCCGCTTTCTTTGCAGCCTTTTCAGCAGTGCTGAGAGCAATAGCAATCGCCTGCTTGGTGGGTTTTCCGGCCTTCATCTCCGCCTTAATGTTGGAGCCGATGGTCTTGCTACTGTAACCTTTTTTAAGCGCCATGTCATTCCCCTATGAAAAGAGAGGGGGCCTAAACCCCCTCTCCATTGTTATCAGGTCTGCGAGAACAACTGGATGCCTGCCATTTCGGGCTGCAACATCGCCACACCGAACAAAGTATCCCAACGATACTTGGTCTTCTGGGTGTTGATGTCGAACTGCTTCTGCATCACCAGTTCAACGCCCTGATCGGTCGTTGCACGCATGATGTCAGCACCAGCATCAGTCGGGATCGCCAACGATGCCGGCAGCAACTCGATGGCATCGCGGTGCCAGAAGCAGTTCACTGCTGCAGTCACAGTGTTCAAGAAGGTGATAGCCGCGCCGTTTGCAGGCGTTGCAGTCACGTTCTTATACTGCGCTTCCGCATCGGTCGAACCGCCATTGGAGATGATCGGCGGGCTGATCGTAACCACACCCGAACCACCCGAACCAGAGACGATTGCGGTGATGCGGAAGGTCTTCAGAACGCCAGTGCTTTGCTTGGTGATGTGGTGAACAGCAAAGACGTTTGCGATGGTGAACGCATCGCCAACCTTCACCGTGCCGCCGCCAACAGCGATGGTCAGGTTCTGGTAGCGGTTGTCCACGTTTGCAACTTCACCCGTCGAAGCCGTCGAGGTGGCCTTGGGGGTGTAATACTGGTTAGCGCCGTTGACCGTCACAGTGGTGCCAGCAGCCGCCGTCAAGCGGTTTGCATAGTCCATCTTATAGGTCTGGAAGCCAGCCACTTCACCAATGTAAGCGCGACGATACGCCTCGGTCGGGATTTGGATCATGGTTTGACGCGCAGCCAAGTCAGCAGCCATGCCGTTGTAGTCGCGGGTGGACAGCGCATAGTTGCGGTCGCTCATCATCACGCCCTGCTCGTTCATCAGAGCATCAACCTCTGCAACATCGGTGAAGCCCGATGCAGCGGTGGTGCGCTTGGAAACGATAGTGCCTTGGTTCGAAGCCACAGTCAGAACGGCCACGTTGATGTCAGAAGCCAGCTTCTGAGCAGCAGCCTGACCCAGACGGTTTTCTTGCAACTGGTCGCGCAGTTCTTTTGCGGTCAGCAGCGCCGTCGAGTGCTTCTGGTAGCCAATGGTGGCAGGCACAGCAAGCTGGGTCGAGTCTTTGAAGTTGGACGTAGCGTCCGAACCATCAAACGACTGTGCAATGTAGGGTTCGGGGCGCCAGATGGTGTCCGACGAACGCTCCATCTGTTGGCCGTTTGTGTTATACTTGGTGACCAACGACGACAAAACGAGTGCGTCGTTAAAGCCGGAGAGGATGTCTTCGAACGCTACGCGCTCTTCTTTGGAAAACGAGTTTGCCATTTGGCATGTCCTTTATGGGTTTATGCCGATTGCTTCTGCTTCTTATACTGGGTCACTTTCGTGTAGTTTCCAGTGCGTTCAGCTTCTGCTCTCAGCCGTTCTAGGGTGCCGTCTACCGTTCCAGAAGGACGGCCTGTGCCGCTGATCTTCTTTTCCGGCGTGGATGACGCCTTGCGATTTGTGACTTTCAAATTGGTCTCCAACTTGGCCACCGCAAAGGCGAACTTTACGGGATCGGTGATTGAGGCAAGTTCCTTCGCTTTCTTTGGGTTCTTGCCCAGAGCATAAACGAGCAACGCGGGGTTCTCCGCACCTTGCACGATCATCCCCTGCTGCATGACGCTTAGGGTGTCCTGAACAACTTCTTCTGCGAAGTCATAGTCCCTGACCTTCAAATCTGCCTTCGCAGAATGATACCCTTCCAGCTTCTTCTCCCATCCCTTCTGAACAGCTTCCTGTTCAGCCCGGACGGATAGTTGCCTATCGTCATGCTGGCGCTTCTTTTCATACCACGCCGCAAGTGCCGTTTCATATCGCTCGGTGTCGTAGTCAACCGAATCTAACGTGGGCTTCTGGCCTAGTGGCTGTTGCGCGGGTTGTGTCCGCTGCTCCAGCTGCTGCACCTTCTGCTCAAGTTCCTTCGCTCGACGCTTTTCCTCACGATACTGCTTGCGAAGATCACGCACCCAGCCGGGAGCGCTAACTTCCTTTTCGTCTTCGGGG